TCCCCGGTCACCGTTTCGCATGAAACACCGCGCGAGCGGATTTCTTCGGCGACATGATGCGCATGTTTCACCCCGGTGCAGAACACCAGCCACATTCGACGGCTGGCGCCGAACTCGACAATCTCGCTGACCGCCGCTTTGGTGAGCCAGTCTTGATCGACTGCGATCTCAAGCGCCCCTGGCACAAACTCGCCACCGCGGCGAGCCACACCGGATACATCGAGCTTTTGCGCAGTCGCCTTGCTGACCAGTGGCGCCAGCCAGCCATCCTCGATACCCTGCCTGATACCGTAGGAATAAACCGTTTCTTCGAACAACCGGCCATGGCCCCTATCCAACCGGCCGGATTTGAGCCGGTAGGCCGTCGCCGAGAACCCAGCCACGCGCATGCCCTCTGGCGCATCCGGGAGAGTGCCGAGCAGACGCCGATACATGCCCTCGCCGTCATGCGGCATCAAATGGCATTCATCGACCAGAACAAGATCGCGAACGCCGAGCCTCGGAGCGATTTTGTAGACTGATTGGATCGAGGCAAAGATAACCTGCTGGCCGGTATCGCGGCGATGCAGCCCGGCGGAATTCACCCCGATCGGCGCCTGCGGCCAGAACTGGATCAGCGCCTTGAGGTTCTGTTCGACCAGCTCGCGCACATGCACCAGCATCAGTACCCGCAGCGTCGGATACTGCTCGATCATCTCCTTCACCATGGCGGCGATCACGACCGACTTGCCCACGCCGGTGGCCATTTCCACCAGCGCGTGGCCGCCGCCATTGGCCCAATAATCGGTCAAGGCGTCGATTGCGCTGCGTTGATAGGGGCGCAAAAGGAAGGTCAAAGCAACCTCCCTTCCATATGTGCAAAATCAATTGGATCATGCGCACGCTTTCGCAAATTACATGGTGCACATAACAATTGAATATTGCTGATCCAATTTGATCCGCCGCGCGAAAGTGGCTTGATATGATCTATGTGATAACCAGATTTTATACAGGTGAGACAGTTGATGCATTTATCGCGCTGCTTCGTAAGCAAATTGCGAATTTCCTTCGTTGTATGCCGCCCCTCCGCTTTGCGCTCACATGCTTTTCTATTACGTGAGCCGACTATCCACGGCGTTTTGTCTTCTTTGTAACGACGACGAGTTTTCTCGCGAAAATATTCCGGATTGGATCGATATTCGTTCCGTTTTCGCTCTACATCTTCATCCCGATACTTCGCATAGCGCTGTCGCGATATTTCGATATTTCGTTCTCTGTTTTTGAAATGCCTAATCCTTTTTTTAGGTAAAATTATTTCAATATTTTCGCGTTGATATTTTTTGACACTGGCTTTGATTTTATCCGCATATTTCAGATAATGTTTTTTATCAGCATCTGATTTTATCAACGCAATACATTCCAAACAAGCACCGTTAGAAACCAACCGCTCCGCAAGATGACCACGAACACAAGGAATTCCATTTGAATAACGAACGAGGCCGGCAGTCTTTGCGGCCTTGCGAGCAGAAGAATTTTTAAGGCCACGAGATTTAGTCACGCAGCGCCCCCATCCACCCACTCACTACCATCCCGCATTAGATACGTGATCGTGCGCTCATCTTCCGAAGCGTCGATTTGCTCGCCTGGAACCAAAGACGGCAATAGCCGATGCGCACTGCATCCCGCCTGCTGTTCTTCATAGGAAAGCTCTTTGCCCCAATGCTCGCAGCGCCAGACGCCGCCATCGCTCTCGTCGACTACCGGCGTGCTCGAAATGCAAGTCCGGCAGTTGCGGCGGGCAAACTCGCCCTCATGACAGACCGCGCGCGCGGCGCACCAGATGCAGGCAAATGCCGTCTTCGATGCAGGGTCTTCGTGCAGCTTTGGTGGCGCATGGTCGGCGCGGATAATCCGCTCGGCGCGCTTCATCAACTGCTCAGCCGCCGGCGTGTCGTATGCCACCCGCTCGCTGTAGAGCGCATCGTCGTTCTTGTTGACCGCGATGTAGAACGCGCGATCGAGCTTCATATGATGGAGATAGACCTGCATCTGGGCGTAGTGGCCGGGCTTTGATTTCGCCACGCCATCCTTCAGCAGGGCCTTGAACGATTTGTCTCCATGGGTTTTGCACTCAAGCACGTGCTCGGTCTTTGGTGCTTCCGGCAGGCCGGTCACGATGCCGTCGAGATGCCCGCGGAAGTGCCCGCCGATCGAGGCGATCGCCCACTGTTCGCCGGTCGCCGGATCACGCTCCATGACCATCATGCCGGCGGCGCGAAGATCATCGATCAGTCGCGCTTCCTCGCGATGGCCAGTCTGGAATAGCCGCAGCTTACGGCCGTCGAGCCGCTCCGGCGCGTGGGCCCAACGGAAGGCGTAGAACAACTGCCGCACGCATTCGGCCCCAATGACCGACGCGCCCAGATAGGCGCGTTCGTACTCGGGCCGGGCCTCGTAGGCGCGATAGATCGCATCCACCGTGTGCGCGATGGGCTTGGGAAGCTCGGCCATCACGCGCTCGCCTTGGCCCAAGGGCGCGCATTCGCCGCCGGCTTGGCAGCGGCCGGCCTGGCGGCGCCTGCCACCGGTGCGCCAGCAGTCGCCGCCGCCTGCTTCCCGGCCCGGTAGCGCACGGCGTTCTGCGGGCCGTACTGGCCGCTCTTATCCGCTTTGATCGTCACCCGGCCAACAAACGGCTTGAAGTGTAAATCTTCGCTGTTGTGCAGCGAGGCGATGCCGACGGCGAGGCAGAGGTCGGCCAGCGCGCGTTGCGCAATCCGTTGCGCGTCGGCGTTCTGGTTGCGGATATTGAGCCGGTCCCAAATCCGCCGGTTGGTCATCGGACCATCGGTGACTTCAAGGGTCAGCACCAACTGCTGGCCGGTGCCGGTCTTGGTGTCTTTGATTTCGGAGTCGATGACCTGCATTCGGTAGTCGCCGGGCGCGATCGGCTCAAAGTTGCGATCGTCCTCGGGGATGTCGGCGGGAATGAATTCTTGGTCGAGTTCGGCCATGGTGGTTTCTCCGTTGAATTGACGATGGTTCAGGCGGCGGCGGCCTTGGCGGCCTTGCGCGATTTGGTTGGTTCGGTTGCTTGCTCGGTTGGCGCCCCGGACACGCCGATGGGAAAATGCGGTGCCAGCGCCGCATAGCCCTTGCCGCGCTCGTACATGATCTTGTCCGGAATGCCGTAGCGGTTCTTGGCCACGAAGGCCGGCCGCGGTGCGGCATAGATCAGCCGGTTGCCGCCGCCGTCGCCCCGTGCGCGGGCGCCCTGCTTGCCGTCCTCGGTCTTGATGGTGACATCCTGATTAAGAAACAGGATTGCATCGACTTCATCCTGAAAGATGCCGATGGCGCGCTTGTGCAATCGAAGATCGAAGCGGCTGTAAGATGCGTGCATCGGATCATCGACCGTCATGATGACCGAATGCGCGATGTAGACGACATTCATCGCCTTATCGCGGCGCAGTGCGTTGCAGCCTTCAATCAGATCGCGCCAGTAACCATCGGTGGCGACATAGCCTTTGCCATAGCCGGGCGCCTCGATATTCACCCAGTTATTGTCGGTGCAGGCTTTCGTCCAAACCAATGGTTCGAGCTTGTCCAGGCTGTCGATGACAATGGTGCGGCCGCTGTGATCTTCGGTATAGAGCGTGCCGATGGCGTCCATCACGTCGTCGAGCGATGCAAGGCGGCCGAACGAGGTGATTTCGATATCGCCCGGCGTGCCGTCCTCTATTTGCAGAAAGATCGGGTCCGGCCATTCACTGGCCAGCGACGTTTTTCCGATCCCGGGCGAGCCATAAATCAAAACCCGCGGCGGCTGGGTCGCGCGAATGCGTTGTAGATTTGAAATGGAAATTGCCATTACACTTCTCCTTTGGTGGGCAGCCATCCGTTTTGTTTGAATGGCGGCCTTGGTCATCGCGTTAGATTTCCAAGGCCGCCGTGCGCACCCACGCCATCGCGCGGGAATTTCAACGCAGTCGCGCTGCGCGTGTGTGATGCGGGCAATACGGCCGGCGCGCCTCGGCGATCGGAGCGCCGCAGAACAGGAATTCCCGGCTGTCGACGACCCAGCGACACTGGTTGTCGGCGAGCTGGTAAAGCGGGCGCGGCGGTTTCGCGGGGACGAGCCGCGACTTTGCTGGCGGTGCAACGGATGCAACGAGCCGCGGCTTGAGTTTCAGCTTGACCGGCGCGGCCGGCTTTCGCTTGGGAGCAGAGCGCGGCCAGGACGGCTCGCGCCGCGGGAGCTTCAGCCGGTACGCCATGCCGATGACGGCGTTGCGCGTGGTGCCGCCGAGCTCGTTGGCGATCTGCCGGGCCGAAAGGCCGGTGGCCCAGAATGACTTGAGGATCTCAATACGGTCGTCGGTCCACATCATTTGGTGTCCTCGTCGTCACTCTCACCCACCAAAGCCTCAGCCTCAGCCACCACAGCGTGATTAATCCCGGCCTTCGCTTTGGTAAGTGTGAGTTCATGTTGTGCCCGCCGCAGGACGCGCTCGCATTCCGCCTCGTAAGCAGCCTGCAGGCGCAAATAAATTGAAGCCGCGATTTCGCTCGGTCGCCGATATCGCAATGACCAGAACGAGCGCCACGGAATGCCGTATTTGGCTTCAAGCCGGCGCCAGGCGTTTTCCATGTCACCGGGACCGCGCGACTCAGAATGCGTAAGACGCTTGGCCCACGATACCGCTTGATCTACGGCCGTCACGTCGGTCACGACTGCTCTCCGCAAAGGATTTTTACACACCTGCAACGCTCCCTCGTTCATGCTCTCAACATGGACGAGGTGATCGAAAGGCTCATTTAGTTTCAGTTCAGAAGTTCGGTAGTTCACCCTTGCAGGGCGCGACGGCAATCGCGCCTGTAAGGCTAGGCGTTAACTGACATCAGGTTCGTGTCTCGACTGAACCAGCTTCAAGTTTGCGGGCAGCAAGCTTGGCCAACATATCGAGCGTGATATCGCGACGACCACATCTCGCAATTAAGCGCACGATGCCTGCCCAATAAGGCCCCGGGATACCTCGCGATCGCCAACCGCTCACTGTCGAGAGCGATTGCTCTAACGCATCGGCAACCGCACTCGTACCGCCCGCAGCATCTATGATCGTGTCCCAGTTCATATCGCGACTATAGTTCGCAGACTGCGAACTAGTCAAGAGTTCGCAATATGCGAAACGACATTTCTTTTCTGCCATGGTTCGTTCGGCGGCATGATTGACCCGCCTGAAGTTATCGGTCCGCGACTGAGAGAACTTCGGCTAGCGCTTGAAATCAAAAAACAAATAGATTTTGCGCGCGCAATTGGCGTAGAGAAAAATACTTACAATCCCTGGGAAAAAGGACAGCGACCGCTCACGTTCGAGGGTGCCTGTTTAATCCGCAAGCGATTCGGCATTCCGCTCGATTATCTGTTTTTTGGTGCGATGCGATCCGAGGTTCCTGCCTCGATCTTGGTAAGGATGAAAAAGTAAGTTTTGGCGGACTAAAGTCGTCGGCCGCGTCCGCCGCACGAAAAATTTGTTCGCGCATTGCGAACTTTTCTATTGACAGTTCGCAGAATGCGAACTACGGTACTCCCCATCACACCGGGGAGCCAAATGCGCGCCTTTTTTCACCGCCTGAGCAGCGTCTACATAATCGGCGATGGTCATCACGTAAAAATTGGATACTCGACGGATGTCGACGCTCGATTACGCGACTTGCAAACAGGCAATGGTCGTTATTTACGGCTGCACCGCATAGTTGATGGCGGCCAAAAAGTAGAAAAATGGTTTCATCGAAAGTTCAAACCGCAGCGATTGCACG